TGCCGACAAGTTCTAGGGCATACCTTGAGGCTGGAGCAATGTCTATAACAATGGGCAACGCCAGACAGAATTACTCCCGTGTTGGTCATAGGGTTCCAAAAATATATCTACGAGGCCATCGACACACGGGAGGAATCTTTAATGATGGTGCTGGTATATTCATGGTAACACCAGCTTGGCAGTTACTTACCAGATATGCCCACAAAGTTGTGGGAGATGCCATATGCCGCCCAGGTGTGGGAATACTGGATTGGAGTGGATGTGACAAAGGAGAACTACCAGCAACCAAAATCATTTCGTATGAACCGAAAGAAAATACACCCATCAGAGGCTGATCTACGAGAGAGCATTATCAAATGTGCTGTTGATCTAATCAACACACCTACAAGAGATGAAGTATCTTATGGTGAATGGTTTTCTGTTAAAGACCTTGCAGGAAAAGTAACCTTTGGAAAAGATGCTATCCGTAGGAAATTAAGAAAACGAGTGGAATTGGGAGAAGTAGAAGAAAAGATCCAAAAATGCAGGGTAGGTAATGCAGTCGTATCGTTAAGTCTATTCCGAATAATTCCCCAAGATGAAATTGCCCGTCCGTATTAAGTTGGAAGATAAGAAACTAGGCAGGGAACGTAACGATGGTCAGGCTATCTTTGCAGATAAAAAGATAGAAATAGATCCACGACTATCTACCAAAGCCAGACTCAATATAGTTTTACACGAAGGGATACACATCCTTGACCCTAACCTTCCAGAACTGAAAGTTAGAGCCTACGCAAATCGTCTATCCGATCTCCTGTGGCGTGACCGCTGGAGACGAATAGAGAAATAATTAGGCGTATTCTAAAATACCCTTGGAATGATGTGCAATAAGTTGGAGGATAGCCTTACCCTCTTCAGTAGCAACATGACCCGTCCCTTGGCACTTCCAGCAGGGTTCCCCCAAACCTTCATCGTACCAATCGGTTCCTGTACCACCGCACTCATCACACGCCTTCTCAAGAGCATTCTTGTTGAATAGGTGTTTCATAGAATCTCACCACTAGACGAATTTTTTCCAAACACAAGACTTTTTTTATTTATAAATGAAACAACAAAAAGAAGCGTATGAGAAAGCCAAAGAATTGGCACTGAAGGGTGAAGACTTCAGTGTCCTGATAGGCATTATAGATCCAGAACAAAGGATGAGGCTCCGAGCATTCGTTTTGAACTTGCCAGAGGAGTTAGCAAAGAAGACAATTTACGGAAGAGTCCAACTCTCACAGCAACCAGTAACCAAGAAATCCAGAGGCAGACCACGCAAATTATAGGGAGTTTAGGAAATTTAGGGAGTTTACAAATGCTTGACACTTTTTGATAAATGAATAGGATTTGTATCAATATAACTCATCAAGCCTCTACTAGCTATCAAAACACTTCATTGTGGCACTACCTAGAATGCTCAAACAGATGAGTCATATTTCGGGGGAGGCATTGAGGGGGGTTATATCAACTTATAGCGTCATGCGTATCCGTTCTGGGTGTTGATAAAATCTAGCGACCTGAACCTCCTCCGACCTTTTTAACTGAATATGGAAACTAAAAATAAGCCAAAGCAAACATGGATTCGCAATCCAAACTACGCAACTGCAACCCATGAGGTTGATCCAAAATTGCCAGTGTATGATCAGATAGAAACCCTAGATGGGGTAACGATGGACGAATGGTATGGAGGGTTTGCAAAGATCAAAAGCACGGAACCAACAGAGTAATCTGTTAAAAAAACCGCTACATATTTTTAACAGCTATCACGGAAAAAGCATACACTATTTCTGACAAAATTTATTATTCAAAAGTAATATAAACGATTTATTACCAATTAGTAGTACACATTCAATAGTATTTAGTGGTTTGGATTCAATAAAAATAAGTCAGCAATACCAAACACTATACCAATTTACGCACGATATAGCAGACAAGTGTAGTGAGCACGCTACATATATCCAAATTGTGTAGCAGATCGTAGACATCTGTAAAATGTTCATGATCGCAGACACCTAATCATTTACCGCATTATACCTGATTGGGTATAATTCATGAGTTATAAATCACAATATCACCGCAAGGGTATATTGTCATGTCAAAGAATCTGCGGTTTCTGTACATGAGAGCGTTGATATGTACACGATATCGACATTTTCTTTATACAAAGACACTTTAAGTAAACCAGACTATACACAAAAGACCCCCTTTTGCACTTGCTCACAGACAGAGGTGTGGGGGCAAAATTCTTATAGTCCCTTAATCATATCCCGATCCCAATCCGATAGCCTAGAATCTTCTATCTTCTCCTTCAATGCCTTGCTCAATCTTTCCCTCTCCAATTTCATGCCACCATACCCACCAGGCGAACTATCAGAATCCAACTCCAACTCATTAGCCAGACTCCTCAATAGCATTATGCTCGGCCTATTCCTCTCACTAGGTGGGTATCTCAATGTCATTGGCTTATAGTTATACTAGATGCTATTTCATCGTCAAGGTAAGGTTTTTTGAGTAAATGCTCAATGTCGGAAAAATTAACATTCCTTGCTTCTCTCCCATCAGGCAATACATCTTTTTTGTTCATATTTTCTTTACCCCAAAGAGGCTGAAGGTTTGTATAATGATTCAATCTCATTATCTCTTCTTCTGTTTTTGCAACAGCTAAAGGAATAATATGATCAATGTGCCATCCATGCATTCCCCTATTATTCCAATTCATCCCATCACTAAATTTAGATTCTATATATTTGTAAAATTCATCCCATGAACATCCTAAAATATCTAAAGACTTTGATCTTTTAGTATAACCACAACGTGTTAAACATTTATTAATAGTGCTACGAATTTTATGTTTGAAAGCATACAAAGGATTGTTTTTTCTCCTCTGTGCTTCCCTTCTTACTTTGTATTTTTTTCTAGAGGGTCTCTTTGCCGCCCTCCTGCGACGTTCAATTAATTTTTCTGGATATTTTTTATAATACCTTTTTAGCCATTCCTTTCGTTTTATTTTCTGTTCTGGAGTTTTTAACCATGTTTTGCGTCGATCATCTCTTTTCTTTTTAGCTTCTGGATTATTTTCATAATATTTCTTTCTTGATGCTACTCGCCTAGCCTTTTTTTCTTCTGGTGTTAATAATACTCTTTTAGGCTTTAATGCTTTCAACATTTCTTTTTCTGCTTTTTTAGCCAATCGTTCTTCTAAACGTTTTTGTTTTAATGCAAGTTTTTCTTCTTTAGCCAAACGCCATTTTTCCTTCCTAGCTTTTATCTTTTCAGCATTCCGTTCTTTTATTTTTTCCTGCCTCCTTATTTTACCAGCTGCTACTTTTTCTGGATTGTTTTTTTTCCAATTCAACATACTTTCTTTTGCTTTTTGGGGATTCAAACGAACCCAGTTTCTAACCAACTCATTTGCCTTCTCTTTATTCTTCAACCTCCATTGAGTTTGTAAATTTCTGTAATATTCAAACTTCTCTTTTGTAATCCATTTTTCTTTGCCCCGTTGCATTGAATAAAATACCAATCCATCTTCTCTTTGAGTTCCAGCTTTTATTTTCATCATTAAAAAATAAACCATTCATGACACACACGCAATAAAAAAAAACAGAAAGTTTTCAAAATACCATATTTTTTCGGAAGGTCATGTCGCACATACACGCCCAATATATAGGTGATGATACCCCCTCCCACCTCCCGAAGAGATTTCCTGGGAGATCCTAGGGGGTCGAGGTCGGGACAATCTCCGCGTCGATTACCGGCGGGACCGGCAACACCGGCGAAGGAACCGGCAGTGCCGGTGAACCAGGCAACGCACCAGGTGAAGGACTGAAGAACTGGACCAGGAATTGGAAAGGATTAGCCTGTTGTTCAGTTCCCTTTTCGTAATCTCCAGATAGCTTTGATAGGATATTAACAGCTTCTAATTTGCTAGGCATTTTTACTCTCTTTTTAACATTACCTAACTGATCTACATCTTCGCTGTACTCTTGACAGAGTGGAGAGTCTTTATCCACTTGTCCAGCTGGTGTTCTTGCAACACTAGAGAGAAACGCTTTACGTTCGGCAAGACTCATGACCGTCTTTTCCCATTCTATTTCCTTCGCTCGCTGAATCGCTTGGGAAACTTTGGGAGTCTTTATCAACCTGCAAGCATCACTTGCCGCATTCTCAATGCTGGACGATTTATACCCCGCCAACAGATATGCTTTGCTTAATGGTAGTCCTTGCAAGTGGTATTTGACGAACTGACTTTGCTTTGGTGACAACTTGGCAACGCTAGGGAGATTTTTCTTGTTCATTTTCCATAGTTTTACATAGTGCCATTCCCTAGTCAACTTATCTCCATTGAACCGATGCTCGCCTACGGCTCCGCTCTATCATCTTGTGATGCGGTGGATTTGAAATGATGCGTGAAATAGAGATGATGGATACATACTGAATTTATTATGTATCGGTCATACGATAGGATGACCACAAAAAGAGCCTATCTCTGAAAGACTCATCTTCACCACGGATTTGGAACGACCTATGAACCCTAGTCTTATTAAGGTAGACTATGAAGAGAGGATCACAATCGCAGCGTGATCTCATTATTAAAGCGGGACGGCTAGTACCCCGCTTCCAACCTTCGCACGTGGGCCGACATTCTCGATTCCCAGGTGTTACACCATCAAGTGATCTTGTCACCTGATGTTCTAAATATATATGAAGAATTGAAGATTGCAACAGAGAATGAAAAAAAGATCATCTTTCTCACAAAAATATCTTGCAAGGTTATAAAAAGATGGTATTGTAGTTGTAGTGATTGACTACGGAACCCGATAAACACTGGCTCTAGAGGCGATCACGAAAAACAACACCAACACCTAAAAACATGACAACAATAAAAGAAGCAATTAAGAAATATATCAAAGAAGCAAAAAAGAAGGGAATTACCAAGATGACATTGGATAATCTCTTCATGTGCTGTCCTGTTGCACCTGCTGTATATCGTGAAATGGCTGGAACAAATGGCCGCTATGTCTACAAACAAGAATTCTTTAAGATAGCATCAAAACATTTCCCTTCTTTTATAATCTAAACACCACCCAACACCCAACACTAATACAACATGAAAAAATCCGACGCAATCATTGCTTGGAATCGCTCCAATCAAATTCACGCCCTAACCCTCCGCTTGGCAATCCTGGGAGCCGTAGCCGCCCTCCTAGCCGCTCGAATCGCTTATCTATTAACCAACAACTAAACCCCAACCCCAACCCCGAACCAAAAGGAGAACATGAAAACTTATAACTTCCACTTCACGCCGAAGAGCGACAACGTAAAAACGGGAGCAATGCCTGTGACCACGTCAACAGCGGAGACTTGCCCCGACTCTTGCCCTTTAAAGGCTGGCGGGTGTTATGCAAAAACCTCTTTCCTTGGAATGCACTGGCGAAAGGTTTCCGATGGTAGGAGAGGCGAAGGATTCACCGCTTTCCTAGCAAAGATCCGAGAGATACCGAAGGGAACTTTATGGAGGCACAACCAAGCTGGCGACCTCCCAGGGAAAGGTGACAGGATCAACTCCCGTGACTTGGTACGCCTAGCAAAAGCCGCACGGGGAACAAGGGGCTTCACCTACACGCACAAACCCCCGACCGCGGGAAATCTGAAGGCTATCCGATCCGCGGTGAAGGAAGGTTTCACTATCAACCTTTCCGGAAACAGCTTGAAACACGCCGACCGCTTGTCCAGGCATGGATTGCCAGTTGTAGCCGTGCTTCCCTCCGATGCGGTGAAGGTTAAGAATTTGACCACGCCCCAAGGAAGGCCCGTAGTAGTTTGCCCTGCTACCAGGAGCGAATACATCACCTGCAAAACGTGCGGCCTCTGTTCCAAGGCTGACCGCCCCTTTATCATCGGATTCCCAGCTCATGGCACTATGTCAGCGAAGGCTGACGCAATCGCCAACAACTAAACCCAACCCCAACCCAAACACCATAACAACATGAAACTACACCCTAGCATAACTGAAGACAGAATCATCCAGGCAATCGAAACCGACGATATGGAGGGAATATGTACCGCTTGCGGTGAATCTTCCTCTTCACCTTGTGAACCCGATGCAAGGAACTACGAATGCGACTCTTGCGGAGAGTTTAAGGTTTACGGAGCTTCCGAGCTTCTCTTTCACCTCCCTTTAATCTAACCCCAACCTCAACACCTAAAAACATGAACCTAGAAACCGCCGCCGATATTCTTTACGGAAATTCCGTAGAGAGAACCACGTTGACCTTCACGCCTAACTTGGAGGAATTCCAACCCGTACGGGCTAGGAGTATCCAAGATAGCCTAGAGAGCATTATAGCAACGTGCGAAGCACTGAACCGAGAGATTGAGGCGATCAAGTACGCCCTAGAAAACAAATAACCGCCGCCGATTATGAACGAAAACAAAGAACAAATCCCCTGCTATTGTGGAAACCCCGAAGCTGAATGGCATGGAGACAAGAGAGGATACCGAGCTTACTGCTGTACCGAATGTTGGCAAGATGACCCCACCGCCTTTCTAGGCTATCATGTAACCGAATACCAGGCGGTCGAGATCGCCGCCCTATGGAGAAAATCATGGGACAGCATGTAGAATGCCATCAGGGATTATTTTGCCGCCTACGAATAACCGCCGCCGCCGACCATGGAAACGCTTGAACAAATCGTATCCAATCTCATGACCATGATTCAACAGAACGAAAAGTTTATTGAATCACCACCCAAACCGCCGCCGCCAATCCTGCGGATAAGCGATAAAAGCGATAAAAGCGATGAAAGGTCACCTGCAATACCCACAAAAAAAATACCTATCACCCGATCAAAAGATTGGAAACCTACCTTTTGGTCTGAT